ATGCGATCTAATGTGATTTGATCTTTCATTATTCGTTATCTTCTTTCTTTTTTACAGGTTTTCCATGCTTTAATTTGTGATTTTCTTCACGCAGGTTTTCGATTTCAACCGTTAATTCATCAACCTTTTTGCTTAATTGGTCAACCTTCGCTTCCAACTTTTCATTCATTTGGGTAACCATGTCAATCACACGTTGGGAATTTTCTAATTGTATTGTACTAATATCTGCATTCTCTTTTCGTTTGCCTACTATCCACGAAATGAATGCCGTAATTGATGATGATACAATGCCAATAATGGCTTCCCTTGTTTCCATTTTAAATTGTTTGTTGGATTTTATTACTTATTTCAACTATGCCACGAAAATACGTGTGATCACGTTCATCATCCACAATATACGTTGATGACTCCTTTACGCAGGTAAACACATTGAATCCATCCGCAGATAAATCAAAGTAACCATTTGAACGTGTTCTGATTAATTCTAAAATTCTATTGATTGCCTGATTGGCTGTTAATTCACCACCTGAATCCGATGCAAAACGTGTCACCACCTCAATGCGTGTGATTGTTTCTGTGATGTACGATGATTGATTGAAATCTGTTTCATCAGATGAAACGGAATAAACTAAAATGTACGGAAATGATGCCATTGATGGAACCCGGTTGTAAACACCAAATGTCACACCGCCAATCACCACGTTATTTGTCAAACGTGTGATGATCGCTTTGCGAATGAATTGAATTGGTTCTAACATTATTTCGTTAATTGTTTAATTTTTGTTTCTAATCTATCTGTCAAATTCCCTAATTCTTTACGCAAATTTGTAAAGAAAAAAGGCCGTGCCGGCAAATTTACTTTCTTGATCCCTTTGCCTTTAAATTGGGCCGCATATGATGCCGGGAATCCTAATTTTGTCAAATGTTGCAAATCTACCAATCGACCTGTGCCAAATTCCACAAATGGCGCATATGGCGCACGTGAAAATATTACAACGGTGTTTTCATTTTGCCTTTCAAATCCGGTTTGATTTCTCAAATTACCGGTATCATGTCGGGCATCACTTTTCATCGCACCAACGGCAAACATTGCAGTTTTAACCAATTCATTAGACAATTCCTGTTTGGATAATTTGCCTAATTGGTTGATTTTGTTTTGCAAATCCGCCAATTGCTTTTCATCAACACCGCTTTTTTTTGCCATTATCCCTCAATTTTGGTGGCTGTCATTTTAACCCAAAAATTTTCGAACGTTTGAAAATTGGAATTAATACGATACAATGCCGGGAATCCTTCTACCTGCAAAACATCTTCATTGCCAATCAAATCGGCTGTTTCTTTTCTAATTGTAATTTCGATTTCTGTGGACAATAAACGGATGCCCATTCTTTCATCAATATCACCCTTTGTTTCCTGTACACGACACCAAACCGTGTCAATGGTTACATATCCACCATTGGTTGTTCCACCGTATCCATCAGATGTTTTTGACATCCTTTTAATCAGAATACGTTGTTTTAAAATTGATGCCGTGTTGGTTGTTGCCATTATATAAATACTGATTTTATCCCATCCAATAATTTTGCTGATGAACTCGGAACCTCATTCACGGTCATCCCTGTTATGAAATCTGTGCGATTATCATAATATGTGGAAACCATCATCAACAATGCCTGTTTTAATAGGCCATCACTCATTCCCTCCGTTGTAAAATCAATTTTTATGTTGGTTCCTAATGGCTCAATTTCCACCATCGGATCACCTAATCCGTAAACGGTAAATGAAACGGCAATGCCTTTCACGGTTACATCATCAACGGATGCCACCGGCCCAAATGGAACATCAATAAACCCGGTATCTGAATAATCCAAATAATACGTGCGTTCCTTTGCGATAATGTCACGGCTCATGTAATTTTCTGCCGCTGTGTGTGCTGCCTCGATCATCAAATCAATCAACAAATCATCCGCTGTTGTATCAATCCTGATGTAATTCTTTGCATCCGCACGTGAAATGATTGGAACACCAATCACATCATTAATCTTGATCTGCCGCATCCTTTTTTGCTTTGTTTCCCTTTGTCTTGTAAACTATTTTTTCCTCTTTTGTTTCAACCTCTACGGCCTCCACAATTGGTGCAATAACTTCGGGCTGATCATCAACCTTTGTGCCAAAATTATTTGCCAAATAATGTCTTTCAACATCAGCCGAAACCGTTACGATTTCACCGGCCCTGTGGTATCCTGTTTTATTATCGAATACCGTTTTTCTCATTAAAACTTTGCCCATTATTGTGCTATTTTTTGAACAAATATAAAAAGAAAAGCCACCCAATATTTAGGTGGCTTTCTTTTAATTTGGAATTGTATTAAAATTAAACTCCGATTGCAGCGATGTCCGTTGCAAATGTACCCTTAACGATTGCCAAAGGTGCGTAGTTTGTTAATGCAATACGCTCTACTAAACGAACGGTTACGAAACCATCACGAACGTTTGTTCCATCCTCACGGAAAAACTCCAATGAAAGATTCTCACGCACCCACATTTGTGTTCCTAAACCGAAATTACCAACAAGGTATGTTCCTGCTGTGATTGCTGTATTAACTACAACCGGCACACCCAAGAATTGTGGCTGTAATCCCATGTACACCTGATCCTTCAAATACTCATTTGTTGTTGACTTTAACAATAAGATTTTGTGGAAATCTGTTGGGTTTACCATGATATAATCAGGACGATAGTTAGCCAATGCTAATTGGTTGATTGCTACCGTTAAAACGTCAAATTGGTTTGCCGCTGTGATTGAATCTGCAAATCCGCCTGCTGCGAATGCTGTTGATCCTGATGTCACGATACCTGAAATGTTTGGTGCTGTACCGTTACCATAAAGCAATTGTGCATCTTCAACCGTTAACAATTTCTCAGGCGCACGTGCTGCCAAATATGATGTTAATTGTGGCGTGTCTGCTAACATTTCCTCAGAAATACGGAAATAAGTACCGATTTTCTGAACGTTTGCATCGTATGCTGTCAAATCGAAATCTGACTCACCCAATGTTGAACCTTGTGCCTTTGTTGATGCACCGTTGTCATATGCTGACTCACGTACATAACGAACAACCTCAGAATTGGTTGAACCTTGTGCCAATAATTGACGAACGTGTACAGGGTTTGTTGGATCATACTTGATACCCGGAACGTATTGTGCCGGGATAACTTCACCTGTAAAGTTAGCCGCAACGGTCATGTCTGCCGCCTTGATCTCAAATTTAGCTGAACGGCTGTTGCCATTTACTAAACCATCTAAACCACCTTTTGTGATACCATCGATCAAAGATTGTTTGAAAGATTGTGCGTTTGCACCTGTTGCTGTTTTCTTTGCTGCAACCTCTGCTGCATCAATACGACCGTGAACCTCAGCAAATTTTGCCTCTAAATTCTTGATCTCGGATTTTAATAATTCATCCGCTTTGCCTGTTGCTGATGCAACTGCTTGTCCTTCTGCTTTTGCGATTCTCGCATCAATTGCCGAATTTAATTCGTTCAATTGGTTTTTGATTTCCTCTGTCATCTTATTTTGACTTAATTTGATTGTTTAAATATGAAAATATTTCGGAAATATCCACCTGTTTAACTTCCGGCACGGTGACAATTTCTGCCGGCCGTGTGGTAACATCAATAAACAATGATTTCAATTTCATCAACTCACCTTCAATTGCGTACCCTAATTCATCGGATACGTTTTCTTTCTTGATCATTTTGGCTAAAATGTCGAAACGTTTTGCCAATAAATCCTGATCAATTTCACCCTTTGCATCTGTAATCAATGCCATTGGGTTTGCTGCTAATGTAACGCACGAAATTTCGTACAACTTCACCTCTTTTAATTCACGCACACCATCCTGTCTGTAATTCTTTACAATCGGCATAATACCAACGGAATTTTCCGTGATCACACCGTTTTTCATTAATAACAAAATGTCTTCACCCATTCGTGTTTTTGGAACCTCAGCCACAAAATACAACCCTTTTGCATCTTCACGCAATTCGTTGAATTTGCCTAATGGCTGATCAATTCTGTGTTGGTTGCAATACCGTACACGTGATCCGTTTTCAGATAATGTTTTGGTGTATGCTCCCGACAAAATGATGTCATTGTCTGAATCAATGTTGCCGAATATTGAACCGTAACCGGACACGATGCCGTTTGCCTCATCAATGTCATCAATTCCAATGGATGTTTGTTTGTAAATCATAATCTATCTTTTGCCCAAAATTAGTCAAATAGCTAATTAGAAATTCAACTTTAAAAATTTATTATGCCAATCTGCCACCATCTATTTCATCTTTAATATTAGGTTCAATAAATTCCAATTCCCTGCCATTAGCATTTTTTAATGCTGCAATTAATCTTTCTTCACCTATTGCATTGAAAAAATTTAATGGATTTTCAGCATCAGGATGCAATTTTCTGTATTGATCAACTAATTCAAATAATTCTATCATTTTTTACTTTTTAAAATTAATTCATCTAACAATTTGATTGATTGCTCATATTCAATAGGAAACAATTCTTTAAATACCGGATTGCCTACATATTTATTTTCAAATGCGTGTGCAATCATTTCCATTGCCTGAACATTTTTACCATATGTACCCTTATAATATGAATTTGTATGCCCCCAACCAATTTGATTTTTTGTCAATGCTCCAAAATAATCAGCCGTTGCGGCAATCATTTCACCATATGCTTTGTCACTTAACTGAGGAAATTTTGCCCTTAATTCAGGATCGGGCCAAAATTTGTTATTATAAGAATTAATTATTTTTGCTCTTTCAATTCCTCTTGCTTTTCCATAAATATTTTGCAATTGATTTTTCATCAACAATTCAATTGATGAATCTAATTTTGTAAATGTTACCCACCCTTGCTGAAAATGAATTGCGTGACCAAATTCGTGTGCTAAAACCTTTGAAATTGTTTCTGCATTATGCCTTTTAATATCAATTTCGATTGTATTAGTTAATGATGAATAAAAACTACCTGATTTATTTGAATTAAAATTTGGTTTATTTTTTAACAATTCTAAATAATCATCATTTACTTGCGCACCTTTTGGCACTATCTCATCCCAATTATTTGGCCTCATTAATTCTTTCTGCGCCTGTGCCTCCACTACTGCCGTTTCTGCCACAACGGTTGCAACAATTTCAGGTGCAATCATAGCCGATGAAATAGCATCAACGACCTCAGCCTCTGCCATGCCAAATCCAATGTTGGTAATTGGTGCGCCAATTGTGTTTGCGCCTGCCTTTGGCAATACAATCATTGAACAACGGCAATTGATTACGTTGCTTGCTGATCCATTAGGATCGCCCGGTCTTTGTAATGACTCACCACCAACCGAAAATTTGCTATTAAACGGAACAACCTGCCCATTTGCTGACCTGTGTGCATCACGAACACGTGCATCAAATCCTGATCGCCATGTTTTGGTTAAATCCTGACCG